TCATTGAAAGGTTTCGGTGCAGTGTCTTTTGTCAGGTCGTACATGGACTGCTTGCGAGCATTCTGGTAGACCTGAGGCTCAATTTTGGACTCAGTGTATACGAATTTCTTTTCGTCTTTCTTCCCCTCCAATTTCAAGCCACCATATTTGGAAAACCAATTCACGGCTTTTTGTGCGTGTGAAGGGTCCATTGCCTTCAACAATTCCGTTGCCCGACTGGCGGCCACGTTTGCTGCACCGTGTTCTGCCCAATTGTGCAGGATAGACACGGCTATCTGATGAACCTTGATCCGTGTCGAAGAAACAGTTTTCGACAGTGACAGTGTTGCATCAGAGATGTCCTTATCGGACATGACGAATGAATACTTGACGGTCATTTTGCTTACCTTTCTCTAGTGTTGCCGTACTACATACTATTTAGTACATAGTACAAGCAACACTAGGGGGTAATCCTCCCACAGAAGGAATACTTTCCCTAGTGTAAGCTTGTAAGATAAGGATGGTTCTTCCCCTGCACGGCCCTATCGCGCACTATCCCTTACCCATTATGGGGCACCCTACACGGCGCTAGCTTTCCTGTCCCCGGACAATGTGAACCTACGCTAATCCTTGCTCAATCAAGAGACTAGGACCGACCAGCGCACAAGCCGTCAACAGTATTCACTAGCGCAATATCCCTAGCCTCCTATTCCCCGGCCACTAACACGGGTTCATCCAAGGCGCTTTTCCTTACCCGACGTATGCCAAACGTCGCTCAGGATACTGGCGTATGTCTCTGACACTTGCGTGTCTTTACGTCCCTTCCGGGAAGCTAGGCCCTGTTCCCAAGGCCCTACGGGCATTTGTTCCGCACCTAGGCTAGTCTAGGTCCACATTGGCGCTGCTAGGGCCTGTCCGTGGCGACAAGGACAACCTAGACCCGAAGACAGCCCATTGCAAGTAACAAATTGTTACAGGTTGAAACATTCCGTGAATTAGTTGACTAAAAGAGTAGGGTATTATTCCCGACAAGAATACTCAGGTATTAGGGATAGAATGTTAACTAACAGAACAGTTTAGTAATAGAACGGGGGTCCGGACCGTATTTCATTAACATGTTAACTACCTAGATGAGAATCATTCGCAACTAGAGTACCCTAGGGAAAACCCTAGGTACCGTACCACTACCCCATCCCGGGGGGTCCGGGGGGTGCTCCTCTATTCTGAATTACAGCTTAAGATTTTCTCACCAAAATTTATACCATGCAGGATTTACCTCTTGACAAACTTTTAGATTGCCCGTATATACTATAAGTACATACTCTAAGTACAGTCCCCTAGGTACAACCCTTAGGTACCTATTAGAGTATATATTATTCTCCTAAGTACAGATACTCTAGGAATACTCTTAGAGTACTATAGGTACAATATCTTATTTTGTCTTTTCTATACTAATATGTCGATTTCTATTGACACCCCTCTAAATACATGTCATACTATACATATAGGGGGAGAAGAGTATGCCTATCTTTACTAAAGAAGAATTATATTCCACTCAGGGACATATGCGTACCTCAAGTCTTTTTGTAGAGAAAGCAGCCTTAGAGCGTAAACCTTTCTTGTCTTTACGTGCACAGCACCAGACCACCACTGGTGTCAGCCTTAGGGATTATTTTATCAACTATACTATCAACGATCCTACTGAGACTGTCTTTGCAGAAGAGGTGTTCGGCGAATGGCGCTTCTGGGAGAACCTCCTCAAGTGTAAATGGTTCACTCCTTACGTAGAAGACTGGCGCAGAGAGACTGACATCAAGCGTAAAGCAATGGCCTTCCAAGCAATCCTCAAGGAAGTCAGGGAAGACGGACGTAGCTCCTTCACTGCCGCCAAGTACCTGATCGAAGAACCTTGGAAAGATAAGACCAAGGCTACTAAAGCAAAGACCCAAGAAACCACCGAGAAGGCTTTCGATTCAGTCTCCTCTGACGTAGATCGACTTAGAGAACAAGGACTCCTACAGTAATGGCGAAGAAGGCTACGTTATCCTCTGTCCCGAATATCTCGAACAACGCTTCCAGTGTTAACGAGAATCTTGAGAAGATAAACAACCAACTTAATAACACATTATCCTTGGACGGTAGCACTCCCAATGCTATGACGGCAGACTTGGACCTCAACGGTAACAACATTCTGAACGTCTCTTCGATAGATGCAGAAGTTCTGACGATCAATGGCTCCCCTGTTGGCCTATCGAATCAGGCTCTGTTGTCGTTTGATACTCGCTCCGCTGCCAATGTACAAGCAGCGAAAGCAAGTTTGAGTAACGGTGAAGTCTTCTTAATGGATGGCCTTCCGTACCGAGTAGACACATCCAAGACTGGTACGTCTTCCGTCACTAACGATCTGAGTGAAGCTGGGATAGACTCCGAAGAGCCTACAACTTTCAGACACTTTGGAGCAACAGGGGATGGAACAACCGACGACACAGCAGCCATTGATGCGGCTGAAGTAGCTCGCCCCGGTGAGTGGATATACCTTGAAGCAGATAAGACCTATACGTCTACTGCCTCGGTAGCGTCTTTGCTAGTCAATACCTACGGTCCCGGTACTCTGAAAACCACAGAGAGCGCGACCCTTCGGCCCCGTGCACACGAGCATCTAAGCGTCTTGGCCCCGGTTTCATCTCAGGCCCCGTCTAACAGTATCCTGACTGGCTTCGATGGCGACTTTCAGACGCTGAGAACCTTTGGCATTTACATCACTGGCGCAGACACCGCAGGGACGCCAAGTGCAGATATCTCTTTATCTGAATATGCTACTGTGGAAGAGACATCGGCTGATGTGTGTAGTGTCTTATTTGACAGTGGGAAGAACCAGTCTTTCTTCAACACCGCTGGCCGAACCGGGTGGTACGGGTTTATCCGAAACCTGACCCATGACGGCGCAGGTGATGCTTTCATCTACCGAACAAACGTACTGCTTACGGAGAGTGACTCAACGGTTAACCGTATCCACGGTGCTCCTGCTGGTGGGGTGTTTGGTGGCACTATCCAGTCAAGTGTTGATGACGTAGTTCTCCAAGGTCTTGAGTGGACCTTTGATGATAACGGCAACGACAACATGGCGAAAGCCATTGTCCTCAACTTCAAGAGGGATAACAGCACCGCAGCCAAGGACCAGTTCTGGACTGGCATCCGTCTGAACTCCAAAGGCACAGAGGATATCGATGCCGGGCTGCATCTTGTCGGCGGCTGGAAGAACGGCGTTGACCTGACTGGCGGCACGTTTGATAGGGCTGTGTCTCTGGCCTCTGGTGATGGTATTCACTTTGAAGTCACAACCGGCCTTGTCTACGGAACAACCGCTTGGACCACAAGCGAGGCGGTTACATCCGGGGACTACCGGGAATACGAAGGCAATGTGTACCAAGCCTCAACCAGCGGGACCACAGGTGCTACTCCTCCAACACACTCTAGCGGAACTGTCTCAGATGGTGCCGTCGATTGGGACCACGCTTACACCCACGCCTTTAAGTCCTACGGCGAAAACGACGCGGGAACCCACATCAAGGTCACGTCCAGCAAGTTGTGGATGACCTACCGCAATACTTCTATGCTTGGGCTGGACGGGTCGAATGTTGACATCACTCCGGGGGCTAACGGAAAACATACCCTACGGGTGTTCGGATCGTCGGCTACAGAGGCCCTTGCACTCGGTAATGAAGGTGTAGCGTCTTACATCACAGCCCTTTCGAACTCGACGGCTAACACCTCGTTGATACTGCGAACAGCAAAGAACGGTACGGAACAGAGTGTACTGACACTGGACCAGAACAAGTTAGCAACGTTCGCAGGGGACGTGTCTATCGCTGGCAAGGTTACTGCGGGGGATGAGACTCACACCGCAAACAACCAGTTGGATGTAAACTTCTTTGGCGATGGATCAGTTGCACAGTCAGGGGCTTACAGGAGCGTTGTAAATATCTTCGGTGGCGGAAACCAAACTCGCCACTTATCGCTGTTTCAGGAAGTCTCTGGGGATGCGGTGGTTGCCAGTACCTACGGCGATCTGGTCCTGCGGACTGATACACAAAACGCCAGCATTTTCTTGACACCCCACGGCACTGGCCGGGTCAACATGGATAACCCGACATATGCAGACGACAGCGCAGCGGGCACAGGCGGCCTTGTGACTGGTGATGTCTACCAAACCTCAACAGGTGAACTGAGGATTAAACTGTAATGAACACTCAAAAAGTTGACCAAGACACTCAGGCACAGGTGGCAAACACCATCGGGAATCTTGTAATGGAAAACGCAAGTCTTGCTGCCTCCAACCGGTATCTTACGCAGGAAAACGCGGCCCTCACTGCGCGGCTGGTCGCAATGGAAAAAGATAAGTAAGGAATCTCTAGTGGCTGTAAATGATTCATTCTTTTCTATACTGCAAGGCTACGAAGGCAGTGTGGATGATCGTAGGAAAGAACGCCTCATTGATGTCGGGGGCTACTCTAGTCTTCTGTCTATACAAGACATGGAGAGAGCCAAGCTTTCGTCCCTCGGTTACACCGGCTCCTTGAATGACATGTGGTCTGAGTATCTTGTGTCTCTTGGTGGGATCGGCTTAGAGAGTCTGTCAACCCTCCTCACGACTACGTTCTATATGCCGGGGATTGACTACGCTGTTCAGAGTATTATTCCTACAGCTATTGCAGACTACGATGGCGGCTACTACCAACTCTCTGGTGCGAAGAGTACCTTCGATGCAATGTTCAACCCGACAGATGCTATCCGGGATGCTATCTACAATACTTCAGCAATATCGGGAGCACACGAAGGTCTTATCACTTACACTGATAACGGCTCGGCAGCAGAAGCCACTTTCGTCGATCTTAAAGTAGATAATAACAATCGTATCATTGTCAAACTAGACACTGCCGGAGCTAAGACTGGTACTGTAAAACTACAGATGATTAACGGAGGGTCTCTTGCGACGGCTACCGCTGTAGCAGAACTAACACCCGGCACTGACGTACCTTACAATATCGCGTGGAGAGTCACGAGTACTGAGATCAGTATCTCCCTGAATGGTGCAGCGGCTGTGACAACGGCAACGGCCCTAGGTATCCCAGACCTCTCTACCTCAAGTATCCTTGATGATGGTGATATAACAAGAGAGTTAGATAGATACTGGGCGTCTGACATAGGTGAAGCAGGAATTGTAGAAGCCTCCACATGACTCTAATGGAAACCTCCCCAGAGGACTCATACTAATGAGAGTAGAGGAGATCAGGGAAAGAGCGGAACAAGAGCTTGAGTTCTTCATTGCTCTGGTTGCTCCAACAGAAGTCCTAGGTAATTGTCATAAGGACGTAATCCGTTGGTGGACCAGAGAGAACGCCAAGACACACCAGCTTCTACTCTTCCCACGAGACCATGGTAAGTCCAGACACGTCGCCTATCGTGTAGCTTGGGAGTTGACTAAAGACCCCACTCTAAGAGTTCTGTATATCTCTGCTACAGCCAACCTTGCCGAGAAACAACTCTCCTTCATCAAGGGTATTCTCACCTCAGAGACCTACCGTAGGTACTGGCCTCAACACGTAAATGAAGAAGAGGGTAAGAGAGCCAAGTGGACATCCTCGGAGATTTCTCTTGACCACCCTCTCCGTAAAGAAGAGAACGTAAGAGACCCTTCAGTCTTCACTGCTGGCCTCACTACCTCCATCACTGGTCTACACTGTGACATCGCAGTACTGGACGACGTAGTGGTACAAGAGAACGCTTACAACCAAGAAGGACGTAACAAGGTCCGTAGCCAATACTCTCTTCTGTCTTCCATCGAAGGTGCGGGGGCAAGGGAGTGGGTAGTAGGAACTAGGTACCACCCCAAAGACCTCTACAACGATATGCTCGAAATGAAGGAGGATGTCTACGACGAGGAGACTGGGGAGAAGTGTAGTGAAGACCAAATCTATGAAATCTACGAGAGAGCAGTAGAGGACAGAGGTGACGGTACTGGACAGTTCTTGTGGCCTAGACAGAAGCGTAAGGACGGTAAGTGGTTCGGCTTCGATAAACAGATTCTCTCTAAGAAGAGAGGGCAGTACCTAGACCGTATGCAGTTCAGGGCACAGTACTACAACGATCCATCCGACCCTGACTCCAGACCAATTGACTATGATAAGTTTCAATACTTCGACCGTAAGTTCCTAAAGCAGGACAAAGGCCATTGGTACTACAACAATAAGAGACTGAACCTAGTAGCTGCTATCGACTTCGCCTACTCACTTAGAAAGACCGCAGACTACACCTGTATCATCGTGATTGGTATAAACGCTGACAACAACATCTACGTCTTGGACATCGAAAGATTCCGTACAGATAAAATCTCTGAGTACTTTAAAAATATCCTCCATCTCCACAACAAGTGGGACTTCAGGAAGTTGGTAGCAGAGACTACTGTAGCCCAACAAGCAATCGTAAGAGCACTGAAGGAAGACTACTTCGCCCCCCATGGCCTCAGCCTTAAGGTAGAAGAGGTAAGACCTACCCGTAACGAAGGCTCCAAGGAGGAACGTATGGAGGCTGCTCTGATCCCTCGATACGATAATGGTCAGGTCTATCACTACCGAGGGGGTAACACTCAGGTTCTGGAAGAAGAACTTGTATCGAGAAACCCTCCACACGATGATGTAAAAGACGCACTGACTAACGCAATTCAATTCGCTGTTAAGCCAGCACAGACAATGAGAACCAGACGCACTGAGGATAATGTAATCTTCAACGCTAGGTTCGGCGGGAGAAGCCACTAGTGAAACCAGCACTCGACGTACAACACCTGTTAAACCCGGACACACTCGCTTGCGAGATCGCTGATAAGTGGCAGGACTGGCATTCTCTCCGTAACCAATGGGTTGAGGAACGTAAGGAACTCCGTAACTATGTCTTTGCTACAGATACCCGCACTACTACTAACTCTCGCCTAGAGTGGTCAAACTCCACCACGACTCCCAAACTTACCCAGATTTACGATAACCTGAAGGCAAACCTGTCTGCCGCTTTGTTCCCTAATAGTGATTGGGTTCGATGGGAAGCTCACGATCTTCAAGGAGCTTCTAATGAGAAACAAAAGACTATCCAAGCTTATATGGAAAATAAAATCCGTCAGTCTCAGTTTGAAATTGAAGCTGATCTACTGGTGGATGACTTTATACTTTATGGTAATTGCTTTGCTACTGTAGAGTTCGAAAGAGAATACACCGAGCTTGATAACGGAGAACAGATCGCAGGGTATATAGGCCCACGTCTTGTCCGTATCTCTCCTTTCGATATTGTCTTTAACCCCGTAGCCTCCAGCTTTGTACACTCCCCAAAGATTGTGCGTTCTATCGTTACACTGGGAGAGTTGAAGCGTGACATTATTAAAGGGGATGAGTCCAAGAGTGCTATCTTTGATAAGATGCTCACCAATAGGCAATCAGTCTCTGGGACAGACACTCTGGAAAAGGGTGACGGGTTTATAGCTGATGGATTCTCTAATATCCAACACTACTACGGCTCTAACTACGTAGAGGTTCTCACCTTTTACGGGGACATCTTCGACACTAATACAAACGAACTTAAAGAAAACCGAATCGTCACTGTAGTCGATAGGGCTTACGTCATCGAAGACAAGGCTTTCCCTTCGTGGATTGGACAGGATGCTATCTTCCATTCTGGTTGGCGTAGTCGCCCTGACAACCTCTGGGCTATGGGTCCCCTCGATAACTTGGTTGGTATGCAGTACCGTATTGACCATCTGGAAAACCTTAAGGCTGATGTCTTTGACCAGATCGCTCTCCCCATCCTGAAGATCAAAGGGGATGTAGAAGACTTCGTGTATGAACCGGGCGGTAGAATCTACCTAGGGGAAGAGGGTGACGTAGCACCTATGGTCCCTGATGCTACAGCACTAAACGCAGACTTCCAGATTCAAACTCTTGAGAACAAGATGGAAGAGTTCGCTGGGCACCCCGTCAGGCTATGGGTATCCGTACTCCGGGCGAGAAGACAGCCTTCGAGGTCCAGACACTACAGAACGCAGCATCCCGTATCTTCCAACACAAGGCCTCCAAGTTCGAAAGAGAGTTTGTAGAACCAGTACTGAATGCCATGCTTGAGTCTGCCCGTAGGAATATGGACTACGTGGACACCATCAGGGTCTTGGACGACGAGACTGGTGCTCTCCTGTTTCAGAGTATCACTAAGGAAGACATCACTGCACGAGGACGTATTACTCCAGTAGGCGCTCGTCACTTTGCTGAACGTGCTCAACGTCTTCAGAACCTTAACTCTCTTATCCAGATTAAACAGGACCCGACTGTCGGTGCCCATATCTCTGGTAAGAAGATTGCCGAACTCATCTCCTATGAACTAGGAGAAGAGGCTCTATACGGAGAGAACATTGCCGTACAAGAGCAGATGGAGACCCAGCAGTCTGCTCAGGATAAGGAAGCAGACATGATGGAAAGAATGCAAGTGGCGGCTGAAGAGGGTCTGTAATGAACTCACGCTGGCTTAAGGGACTAACTGGAGAGGCTAAAGAAAAACGTAAGAAAGAAATCCTCTCCTACAAGAATGCCTTTGAGGAGTTAACTAAGTTACTCCAAGAAGACTACCAAGAGTCTGCCCCAGACTATGACACCCCATCGTGGAGCCATAAGCAGGCAGACACCAATGGAGCAAACCGAAAGCTCC